TCGATATGGTGATCCTCGCTCTATGTTCCAACGCAAGGTTATGCCGCGTGAAGTAGTAATGGGCTTGTTCCCTGAGCATCACGAAGAGATTGCAGCGGCATCTCCGTGCGACCCGGAAGACCGAAGCTATAACACTGGCGACATGATTGAAGTCATTGAGGCTTGGCATATTCCATCGGTAAAGGGATCCGATGATGGCCGACACGTTATCTGCATCGATAACGCGACGCTATTCGATGAAGCTTACGAGAAGGATTACTTCCCATTTGTGACGCTTCGATGGTCACGCCGGATGCTTGGTTACTATGGCCAAGGTCTGGCTGAGCAACTGCGTGGCATCCAGGCAGAGATTAATCAGCTTCTCCTCAACATTCAGGAGCAGATGAATCTGGCGACTCCAAAGGTGTTCTTAGAGCGTGGTTCGCAGGTAGCCAAAGAGCAGATTAATAACCAGACCTGGGGCATCATCGAATACGAAGGTCAGCCACCGCGTTTCTTTGTACCACAGACTGTAGCAGGCGAAGTGTTTAGTCATCTCGACCGACTCTACAACCGAGCGTATGAGATTTCCGGCATCAGTCAGTTGTCTGCGACAAGCCTCAAGCCTGCGGGTCTAGAGTCTGGTGTTGCTTTGCGCGAGTACAGCGACATTGAGACCGAGCGCTTTGTCATTGTTGGCCAAGCTTACGAGAAAGCTTTCTTGGAAGTAGCGCGTCAGATGATCGACCTAGCCAAAGACGTATCTGAAGAGGGTAAGACTTACGAGGTTATTTCGCATGGCGACAAAGACATTGAGAAGATTAAGTGGTCTGATATTGATCTCCTCGAAGACCAGTATCGGATGAAAGTTTATCCGGCGAGTCTTCTCCCGACCACTCCAGCTGCACGTCTGCAGACCGTCATTGAGATGGCGCAGGCAGGTTTGATTGACAAGGCGGAGACTCGTAGTCTTCTGGATTTCCCGGACATTGAGCAGTTCAACAAGTTGGCTACAGCTCAAATCGACGAAGCAGAGATGCTCGTAGAGCAAATCATAGAAAAAGGTATTTATTATCCACCAGAGCCTTTCTCTAACCTCGAACTACATCTTAAATACTTCCAGGCCGCTTATACGCGAGCCCGCACAGACAATGTCTCGGAGGATCGTCTGGAACTCATGCGTTTATATATGCAAGAGTGCATGGCGCTTCTCCAGCCACCGGCACCTCCTGTCGCTGCCATGCCAGTAGGTCAAACCCCAGCCGCCGGTGGCGCATTGCCTGAGGAGCCACTAACGCCTACGGCAACACCGCCGAAGGAAGCCATTGACGTGCTGGCAGAAGCAGAATTGCCAGCCCCACAAGTAACTGGTGCCACGCAAGAAGGTGTGCCAGTTTAAGGAGAGAATATGACTGAAGAGGGTCAAGTTGGAGAAGAGGTTCAATCAGTTCCTGATATGGGAGAATCTTCTGGAGGAGATGCTGGAGGAGCCCCTGCAGGAGGAGACGTTCCACATGAAACAACTGGAGCGGATGATAATAACGATGGAGTGGAGAGCAGCGATGCAGGAACTCCGCCCGAACCAGCGCCCGACCCGTTCTCTCGAAGATTTGCCCAACTAGCTCGCGAGCAGAAGAAGTTGCGCCAAGAGCGCGAGGAGATGAAGCGCGTTCAACAGGAGTTGGACTCTCGCAAGGGCACGGTTTCATCGTTTGATGACCTACAGAAGCTTGCACGTGAGAACCCTTACGAAGTCATGCAGAAGCTTGGTCTCGACTATGAGGCTTTAAGTAAGCAGGTTTTGCAAGATGGCGAGAAAGACCCTCAGCAGGAGATGCTCAGTGAGATTCAGTCACTGAAAGCCGAGCTTGCTTCGATGAAGAAAGCCGAAGAGCAAAAGTCTCTAGAGGTTCAAAAGTCCAAACAAGAACAAGCACGAGTTGAATGGATTGACGAGATCAAAACTTTCGTGGACAATAACAGTGATGAGGGAAGATATGAGATTATCAATGCGGTCGGACAAGAAGCTTACGAGCTAATTGCCGAAATCCAAACTGCTCATTATCAGGACACCCAAGAGGTGATGCCTTACGATGAAGCAGCATTGATGGTTGAAAATCACCTTGAAGAGCAATTCAGTGCTGAAGCAGAAAAGTATCTGAAGGCAAACAAGGTGAAGTCTAAACTTGAGAGCATATTTGCTCCAGCGAAAACAGAGCCCGTGGCTGGGCAAGCACAAGAGGAAGCTCAGGCTTCTGAGAAAACGCCGTCCAAAACATTAACAAATACCCAGGTGCAACGTGCGCCAGGGGATAAGCCCAAGAAGCTTAGTAAACAGCAATCTATCGATTTGCTGGTTAATAAGTACGGGCAAAGTCTGTTTCGCCAGGGGTGAGAAATAGCTTACCCCTGTAAGGAGTAAGTTATGGCAACTTCATTAAATCTCGACAACGTCACCCAGGCGCTGAAGGAGCATTATAAAGCCCTCACCGTCAAAAACATGGTCTACAAAGACAACCCTTTTCTCGCCCTCGTAAATAAATATGAGCAATTCGGCGGTGAGAATATGCCAATTCCAACTCAGTACGGAATCTCAAACCGACGATCAGCCACTTTTGGGACTGGTCAACTTCTTGATACTGCGACCAGCCTGGCTCGCTTTGTGATTACTCGTGTGAAAGATTACTCTTTCGCGAGCATCACCGGTGAAACCATCAAGGCTACCGAAGGCAGTGCAGACGCATTCCTTAAGTATGCAACTCTTGAAATCGACGGCGCTATCCAGTCACTTACTCGCTCAATCGCAGTAGGTATGTACGGAGATGGCACTGGTAAGATTGGTACTTTTGATGCGATTTCTGCGGTAACTGACGGCGCCGGAAGAACAATTGATTTGGTTAACGAAGAAGAAGTCACCAACTTTGAAGTTGGCATGGTTATTCGATTCGCTCCTGATGCTGCTACCGATGTTCGTGCGGACACATTCACGATTACAGCAGTCAACCGTGACACTGGCGTTCTTACCGGAACAATTGCTAACTCAACCGGTGGCATTTTAACCAGTGACTTCCTTGTTCAAAGCGGTGACTACGTTTCTGCTAATGATCGATTGAAGATCTCTGGTCTTGAAGCTTGGATTCCAGCGGGCACTCCACCGAACCTTTTCAGTGTAAACCGAACTGCTGACCGTACCCGTCTTGCAGGTGTTCCTTTCGATGGTTCTTCGCAGCCAATTGAAGAGGCGCTTATCGGTGCAGCAAGTCGTCTTGCCCGTGAAGGCGGTTCACCTGACGTTTGCTTCATGGACTACACTCAGTTTGCAAACCTTGAGAAAGCTCTTGGCTCTAAGGTTGTTTACGACAAAGTAAGCAGCGACGACGCTGATATCGGTTTCCAAGCCCTTAGCATCATCGGACCAAAGGGACCAATCAAGATTGTTGCTGACCAGAATTGTACTCCAAACGTTGCATATATGCTTCAGATGGATACCTGGACACTCAACAGCCTTGGCGCTGCTCCGCATATCCTTGACCTTGATGGCAATCGTATGCTTCGTGAAGCATTGAACGACGCTTACGAAGTTCGAGTTGGTTTCTACGGAAACCTTAGCTGCAATGCACCAGGATACAACAGCCGCGTCGCTCTAGCATAAGGAGAGTGAAAGATGGCTAACAGAAGATTTAATGACGTTCAGGCTTTGCAGCGAGAGGTTAAAATCGTCGCTGGTTTAGTTAGTTCCACGGGTGATCTACCTTTGGGAATTAGCGATGTGTCAATCGACACAGCTCCTGTGGTTGATACTCTGGTTGTAACGCTGGAAGACAACTACAATGATCTTTACGGGGTGTCTGCGCATTTAAACGCGGCAAGTGCTGTTACTGAAATTAGAAAAATTGAGTTCAGCAACAACAACACAATCACCCTCGTGCCTGATGCAAGTTTTACCTCTGCCGAAAGCGTTTGGCTCACTTTGTTCCTTAAGAACACAAGCGTGGCTAAGTAATGAAGGGCAAGGGCAAAGGCCTTGCGGTCATGATTCTGGAGAAAGCCAAAGGCAAAGATGCTGAAGGCTCCATGGATGATGATCGTGAAAAGGCCAAAGAAGACTTAGCTTCAAGAGCTTCGCAAGCCATGAAAGATGGCGATGGCGTTGCACTGCTTAGTGTCATTCGTGACATGCAGATGGTTGAAGCTGAGGATGATGATTAAGGAGGGGGGCTATGGCGACGTTCACTGAATCTGATCTAAGAACTCGTGCGCGTCGTCGTGCCGACATGGAGAATAGCACCTTCGTGACTGACGCAGAGATTCAGGACTACCTGAACTCAAGCATCTCTGAGTTACATGACTTTATGGTCAAAAGTTACGAAGACTATTTTGTCTCTGAGCAAACTTACACCGCCCCTCTTGCGACCGGGGGCGAGAATTTGCCGGACGACTTTTATAAAGCCTTGGGCGTTGATTATAATTCCGGTGGGATTACTTCGACGCTCAGGGCTTACTCCTTTACCGAGAGAAACATCTACAATACGCCCTATGCTGTTATCGATCGATTGGCTGAGCCAATGTACAAGGTCGAAGGGAATAAGATTAAGCTTATTCCAGGCAACTCTCAGTCAGGAACCATTACGCTCTATTACGTGCCGCAAGCCCTTCAGTTTTCGGATACGATTTCAGAAGTTGATAATGTGATCCCGGGCTTTGAGGAGTACGTGGTTGTATCGACTGCAATCCGTATGTTGATGAAGGAAGAGTCAGACACCAAGGCTCTTGAGCTAGAGAGACAACAGCTCGCTAGCAGAATCATTCGAGCTATCACACCGCGTGATGTAAGTGGGTCTTTCGCTATCCGCGATGTTCGCAAGGGTCGATTCAGAGACGACTTTATTCTTCGATACTAAGGGGTGAGACATGGCAGCAAATACCACTGAGGTTTTTGGTACCGATGTAAATGAATCAGCCCTTCAAGATAGTTCTCGAAGATTAAGTCAGTTTATCGCAAAGTGCCCATTCTTAGAGGGTCAGCTTATTGAGAGCGTAAATCTAACTTCTGGAAGCGGAACTCAAGATAACTCAATTGGTCATTCGCTAAGGCGTCCATACTCTGGATTCTTTGTCACGCTATCTAATGCAGCGGCGAATGTTTCCGAATCACCGACATTAAACAACAGCAAAAGTTCGAGTATTATTTTGCGAACAAGTAGCGATGTCACTGTATCACTCTGGGTGTTTTAATGGCTTTACGAAAAAATACGATTTCGATTCCCCTGGTCAAAGGGGTTGAGACAAAGCGCTCGGACAAGGTTTCTGAGCCTGGGTCGTTATCGGACTGCTCAAACATCACGATTAACAAGATTGGCGAACTTGAGAAGCGCGAAGGGAATAAGGTTATTATTTCCCCTGGATCAAACTCGACACCATTTGATTCAGAGTACCCTTTAGCGGGCGAGACCATCATTCAGACCGGCAACTCATTTGGTATGCTGGATGGTCAAAAACTATATGGCGAAGTCAACAACACTACAAAGTACAAGCAGGTTGGCGAGCTTCTACCGGTTCACCTTGAGTCTGATGTAATCCAGGAAAGCAATCAGGCTAAGTGCGGGCCGGTTCAATATCAAAAGGCTAGATCTACAGCTGGCGACTTTGACGTGTATCTTTGGACTCAGACCGTACCAGTAAAGTCCTCAGACACCACAGACATGGATAGCCTCTTCGAGTCCTACGTTTTAATTAAATCTGCGGAAGAGGATACTGTAGTCTTTGGTCCTAAGAGAGTAGTTCTGGAGCGAAGAAGAAGTGTTGGTTATGGTGGCTGGGCAAACAATCATGCGTATGCAAGTCATGGCCCCCACACTCAGATGATCTTTGTGGCCTCTACGCACAGGCTTTACTTCTTTAATCACGACACAGGCACCACCAACATAGTGGCTCAATATATTGACCTAAGCACAGCGTCACCAACCTTTGCTTTGGTTTCGGCAGGGAATATCGTTACGGATATTTTCGACTCATGCGCTAGCTTTGCGGTGGCTTCTTACAACAACTCTGCGACCTTCTACTTGGCTTATTACACCGCGTATACAGCGGCTAGTGTCGAGAGACCGTCAGAC